AAATCAACTATTTCTTTTATAGTTTCTTTACATTCATGAAATAAAATTGTTTCATCACAATATTCGTCGTCGCATCCGTATGGATATGCTTTTAATATTATTCTGTATCGTTTTGATGATGTCAATTTATCTATTGAAACAGTCATAGATAAACCATCAAGAATATAGTTAAATATGTCATAATCACTATTTTTATTATTGTCTATCCTTTCCGAAATTTCATTTACTAAAAATTCAGTTTCATCTTCTGTATATGCTATCATTGTATATAAATTTAAGATATCAAAATATTAAATTCATTTTTTTTTCATTTTCTAATAAAGTATTTTTTATTTTATTTGGAGCCTCAGTCCATATTTTTACTGGATCGTTTATTTTTACAACAAATAAATTATTATCTTTATCTTCTAAACTTTTTTCATGAGATAATAGTATAAAGAAAAATTTTTTATTTGGATTTATGGTTTTTAATATTTTCATAAATTCATATATGAATTCTATTTCATCTTTTTCTTCATAATATTTTATTCTATCTTTATTATCTTCTTCATATCTAATGAAAAGAATATTCTCTTTACTATTTAAAATTTCCATAAATCGTTTTTGACGTCTTTTATATTTGTTTACAAATTCTAAAAATTTTTTGTCTTCTTTTATATCATTTACGTTTGAACTAAAATTTTGATTAAAATCATGTTTAAAACGAACATAATATAAATTATTTGTAAATATATATTTATCGCCTTTATTTAAAATATGTTTTTTCTCAAAATTTTTATAATCATATAAACCTTGAAAATCGTTTTTTATTAATTCATTAATCGACCACATTGACGTACCTATATAATCAAAAAATTGTGTTTCTTCTTTTTTTAAATGAGAATCTAAAAACATTTTAATATAACAATTTGAACCAAGTGAAATAATTTTATCAAAAGATTTTAAAAATTTATTCATTTATTAATATAAATGATATCATTTAATTCTTTTAAAAATTTTTTGTTTGTTAATTTATCATTATTAGGTATAAGTGTATTTCAATATTATACTTCAGATACAAATATTATGTTTTTTAATCTAGCCATTTTAAGAAATTATATTTTAATAGATGGAATAGATTATAGTACAAAAGATAATAATATGATTGATTCAGATAAGAGATTAGAACCAGAACAAAGATTTCCTTATGAATTTGATTTATTTGTAGTATCTTCTACTTTAATTGAAACAATTACACACGCATTTATTAAAAATATATTTTTCAACCATGTAGAAAATTTAGAGATTATGAATGATTTAATATCTTTTATTTTTGTCTCTTTTTCGTTTGAAATTATTTTTGATTTTTTCCATTTTGTAAATCACTTCATTTTCCATAAGAATGCTTATTTATATAAAAATATACATAAGATTCATCATAAATTTAAATATCCTAAGTCTATAACAACTTTTTATCAACATCCAATTGATTTATTATTTACAAGTTCTATACCTACGATATTATCTTTATATTTTATGCCTATAAAACCAACTTATTTTCAGTATATTTTAATATTAACATATAAAGCATTTATAGAAATAAGTGGGCATTCCGGTAAAATAATAAAATCTACTTCATTTCCACAATTTATATGGTTTCCAAAAATTTTAGGAATTGAATTAAGAGTTGAAGATCACGATTTGCATCATACATTTAATAATTGTAATTATTCTAAAAGATTTTCTTTATGGGATAAAATTTTCGGAACTTATTTACAGTCGAATTTTCAAAAATGGGACACCTATAATTAAACTGGATATTAAGTCCGATTCTTGTTTTTGTGTTTTATTACCTTTAAGGTAACTAAACATATTAAGTTAAAAATTGAGTGTCCCATTTTAAAATAAACGGCTGTAAAGAAAAATTAATCTCTCCATGATTTACGTCCACAATCATAACATTTGATTAATGGTCCATCAGGATTTTCGTCACTTTTTGAAATTAAATGTTCAGTATTTTTACTTTTACAAATAGGACATGGATCATTGTTTTCTTGTTCACAATTTTTAGAACAATAACCTTTTTTTATATACCTAGTATATTCCATATCTAATAATTTATTATTACATTGTTTACAAAATGTCCATGAAAAATAGTTACAATTATAACATTTGAAATATGCTCTATAATCACTTTTTGTAATTAAATTTTTAGTATTTTTACTTTTACACTTAGGACATGGATCATTGTTTTCTTGTTCACAATTTTCAGAACAATAACCTTTTTCTATACACCAAATATCTTCCATATCTAATAATTTATTATTACATTGTTTACAAAATGTCCATGAAAAATAATTACAACCATAACATTTGAAATATGCACTTAAATGTTCAGTATTTTTACTTTTACAAATAGGACATGGATCATTGTTTTCTTGTTCACAATTTTCAGAACAATAACCTTTTTCTATACACCAAATATCTTCCATATCCATATCTAATAATTTATTATTACATTGTTTACAAAATGTACATGAAACATAATTACAATCATAACATTTGAAATTATAATCACTTTTTGTAATTAAATTTTTAGTATTTTTACTTTTACACTTAGGACATGGATCATTGTTTTCTTGTTCACAATTTTCAGAACAATAACCTTTTATACAAAAAGTTCTTCTCATATCAGGTAATTGGTCACCACATTGCTTGCATTTATCATTTTTCAATACTTTTAACATATTTTTTATTTCTTTACGTTTTTCTTTTGGAAAAAATTTTACATAACAATCTTTACCTACTCTAAATATTTTACCTGTTTTATGTATAACATGATATAATAATTTACAGTTATTTTGTGAACATATACAAGATACTTCTTCTTCAAAACGTTCAAGTTTACTATTTCGTATATCTATAAAATTTTTATTATCATTTTTTTCTTTTGTTATAGTTTCGATAATATAAAATAATTCTTCTTCTTTTGTTTTTTTAGTCAAATGAGAATTATGTATTCTGCAAAAACTATTATTATCTTTATCATAATAAATACAATCTTTTAATTCTTCTGGAATATTCATATTATCCTTTTTTTTTTAAACTAAATTCTTTAAATAAGTTATTTAAAGAAAAATTAAATTTAAATAAATGTTTAAAGCCGTTAAATCGAATTCAGTAGTTCCAGTTGAATCTAAAATTCGAGTTTCATATAATAATGAAAAATGTTATAAATGTAATAAAAATAATAATCTCGTCCCTGTAACAAATCAAGAAAGTTCTGTTTTTTATTGTAAAAATTGTAATATTCAAGTATTAACGTATGAATATATCGACGAAAATGTTTACAATAAAAAGATTGAAGAAAATGTAATGTTATCCAGAATATATACACCTTCTGCCCTAAAAAGAGAATCATTTAATATAATTATTTAAACATTAACAAATCTATTTAAAAACAAATTATGTATTTATATAATGAAGAAACATAAATACACTCCAACTAAAACACAAAATAGATACGATTCTTTATCCGATAAAAAAGAAAACAATAGATATAATGCTTTATCCGATAAAAAAGAAAACAATAGATGTAATGCTTTATCAGATAAAAAAGAAATAAAACCGTTATTTGATTTTAATTTGTATTTTAAAGAACAAGAAAAAATAAAACTTCAAGATATAGAGAACGAAAAACAATATAAACCTCCAAATTCATGGATTAATAGTTTGATTCCAATTGTTTTCTAAAATAAATCCGTTATTTAATTTTTATTGTTTTTTGCATTTTTGAAGATTTAAAATCTCGGTTTTAAATCTACTATGCACTCACGAAGATACTGAAAATTTTTATTAATATTTTTTTTCATATATAATAAATGAAATTAACAAAAATAAATAAAAATTCTTTAGATGGAGGTAGTGTTTTTTCGTCTACATCTGGGTCAAGTTTTACGATGACAAGTAATTATACTGGAATACCAGAAGGTATAACATCATTAACGATAACAAAAAATGTTACGAAAATTAGAGATTTTTTGTGTCAAGGTCTCGAACAATTGACTTCTGTGGAAATACCAAGTAGTGTTACGACTATTGGAAATGGTGCTTTTGAATATTGCAGTGCTTTAACTTCTGTGGAAATACCAAGTAGTGTTACGACTATTGGAAATGATGCTTTTGAATATTGCAGTGCTTTAACTTCTGTGAAAATACCAACCAGTGTTACGAGTATTGGAGATGGTGCTTTTGGTGGTTGCCGTTCTTTAACTTCTGTGAAAATACCAAGTAGTGTTACGAATATTAAAAAATGGACTTTTCATGGTTGCAGTTCTTTAACTTCTGTAAAAATTCCAAGTAGTGTTATGAATATTGGAAATGATGCTTTTCAAAATTGCAGTTCTTTAACTTCTGTGGAAATACCAACCAGTGTTAAGAATATTGGAGGAGAAGCCTTTGCAGGTTGCAGATCTTTAACTTACGTGGAAATACCAAGTAGTGTTACGAATATTGGAGAACGTGCTTTTAAAGGTTGCCGGTCTTTAACTTATGTGGAAATACAAAATGGGGTTAAGAGTATTGGAGAAGAAGCTTTTGAAGGTTGCACTAGATTAACTTCTGTAATAATACCAAGTAGTGTTACGAATATTGAAAAATGGACTTTTCATGATTGCACTTCTTTAACTTCTGTGAAAATACAAAGTGGTGTTACGAATATTGGAAATTTTGCTTTTGCAGATTGCAGTTCTTTAACTTCTGTGGAAATACCAAGTAGTGTTACGATTGGATGGAGAGCTTTTCCTAATATAAATAGTTTAACAATAATAATCAAAATTGAAGAAATAGGTGATGATGGTTCTCGTTTGCAAAAAATATTAGAAGATAAATTTCCAAATATTACAGTGGAAATAGATAATTCAATATACGAACATTTGCTGTTATCTGCATCTTATGAAGGATCACGTGGAGGATTATATTCCGTTGATGATCCTGTAAATATATTTCCAAATGAGGTTATGAGTTATTTATTATCAAATAAACCTGAAGATGAACCTGAAGATGAACCTGATGATGAAGAACCTGAAGATGGATATAGAAAAAAGAATAGAAAAAGTAATTCAATAAAGAAGAATAAAAGTAAGAGAAAATCTAAATCAATAACGAAAAACAGTAAAAAGCTGAAAAGAAAATCTAAATCATTGAATAGAAATAAATATAGAAAAAATGTCGATGAAAAAGTAAAATAATTCTAAGTTTATTTAGTTTACATATGTTATTTGATAAATTATAGTACTTATTATTATAAAACAAAAATTGTTTTATAATATAATTATGACGTAATTGATTTATGAAATTGATTTATGAAATTGATTTATGCTCCGCAATTCAAACATCCTTCATCTTCTTCAATTATATTTTCTTCTCTTAATTTCTTCTCTTTATTCGGATCTAAACCAAAATTTTGTCCTGATAATGCAGATTTGGTACGAATATAATATGAACCTGTTTTTAATCCATTTTTCCATCCGTAAAAATGACACGCTGTTAATTCCTTAAAAGTTGGTTTATCAAAAAATAAGTTAAGACTTTGACTTTGACATACAAATATTCCTCTTTCTGCACTCATTTTAATTATTAATTTTTGATCTACTTCAAATGCTGTTTTATATACTTCTCTTAAAAACTTTGGAAGTTTTCTTAAATTCTGCACTGAACCCTTATCAAATATTAGTCTATCTTTAGTATCTTGATTCCATAAATCTAATGCTATCAAATCTTTAATCAAATATTTATTCACCATTGTAAACACACCAGATAGTACATTACGCGTATATAAATTTGATGTAATAACTTCAAAACTTTCATTATTTCCAAATATACTTGCAGTTGATGCAGTAGGCATCAATGCTATATTTAAACTATTTCTTGTTCCATATAACATCAATTTTTCTCTTAAAGCACGCCAATCCCATCTTCCAGACAATTCTTCGTCTTTTACATCCCATAAATTAAATTGAAACTCTCCTTTTGATAATGGAGAACCTTCATAAGTTGGATAAGAACCATCTATTTTCGCTATATCAATAGATGATTCCATACTTCCATAATATAAAGTTTCAAAAATATCTTTATTTATTTCTCTTGCTTTGTCAGATGTAAATGGTATTTTTAATCTCATAAAAACATCAGATAAACCTTGTACTCCTAAACCTATTGGTCTGTTTTTCATATTTGATACTCTTGTTCTATCTGTTGGATAGAAATTCTTATCAATTACTTTGTTTAAATTATAAGTTAATTCATACGCTAATTGATATAATTTTTTATAATTAATTTTTGGAGATAAAACACTCCAATTATCATCATAACCTCCTAAATGTTCAATGTCGTCTTCATTTTTTATCGAAAATAATTGAGGAACTGTTTCAAATGGTTTTACAGTAGATAAACTTGGATTACTTTTTATTCTTAACATTTCTGCTTCATCTTTATCTATTTCTTCATAAGATAATCCACAATCATTTAATAAAGTTTTTAATAATTTACAATATTCACAATCAGATGTTGTATATATTTTTAATCTACCTTCTTCATAATATGATGAAATTTTAATTTGTTCTGATGTTAAAAAACTTTTCCATGATAATAATTTAGATATATCATTAAAATCGGGATATTCTAAAATTTGTGGAAGACAAATTGAACCTAAATTACACACGCTGCTTTCCTGTTCATTGCTTACTTCATTTATTTCGGCGCATTGCCCTGTTATAATTCCATTAAATATTCCTTTGTGTTCCAATGGTTCATTAAAACAATATGTATCTTCATTTTCTAAACAATTTTCGATACTACTCACATATACATCTGAAAATGTTAAATTTTTAGCATCTTCAGACAATATAGTATAAGGTATAATTCTCATCCCTCTTCGAAGGTTTTTTGCTTCATACACAACTTCTTTGTCATTTTCTTGTATATAAAATTTATGATATTCAGTACATTTAATTTCTCTTGAATTAGAAAACATAATTTTTAATAATTTTTGATTTTCACCTGTTTTGTATATTATGGTTTGAGACCATTGCTTCCCATTCCACACTTCTACTTCTCTATTCATTAGGTATTTAATTGGAACATTCATAATCGAAACATTTCTGATTAGAATATTAGTATCACCAGAAACACATAAATTCGAGGATTTAACTATACCTATATTCTTTTGATTATTTTTCTTATTCACATGATCTTTATAACAAAGATATGGTGTTCCTGTTTCAACTTGACTACTTATAATTGCTTCCCATAATTCACGAGCTTTAATCTTCTTTTTATATTTACCTTCATTAACATATCTATTATATAAATTATTATATTCATTACCATAAACTTCATTCAAATTTTGTGATTCATTTGGATCCATTAAAAACCAATCCCCATTTTCTTGAACTCTTTCCATAAATAAATCACATATCCATAATGCATAAAATAAATCACGAGCACGTTCTTCTTCCGCTCCGTGATTTTTCTTTGCATCTAAAAATGTAAATATATCAGCATGATGAACTTCCAAATACATTGCAAATGAACCTAACCTTTTACCACTATTATGAACAAGACCCATATTTGTTAAATAATTATGATTTTCATCGATATTTAAATCATAAACAAGACCTTTATAATTTTTTGTTTTAATGGTATTAATTCTTGAATAAATAGTATTATTAAAAGAAAAATAACCAAACTTTTTACTTGGTTCAATTTTTAAAACATTACATAAAACAGGATCTTTAGGTATTCTTAAAACATAAGTTCCGATTTCGTCTCTAATATTACCAGAACAAAGAATTCCTACCTTTAACAATAAAAATCTCATTCCTTCTGCTATATTTTTACTTGTTGAAGAAAAATATATTTCATTATGAACGCTTCCTTCTGTTTCAACTAAACCATGAATTAAATCTAATGTGTTTGTTTTACTCATGTGAAAAAATTTGTTTGATATTATTTTTTCATGGTTCTCATCGTATAAATCATCATAATCAAAGTTCAATTTTTCACTTAAATTTGTATGCGTCCAATGTATTTGAACACTATTGTCATTATAAGTTTTCCAATAATGAATATCGTTATTTTTTAAAAAATTTTCAACAAATATAATAGTATTTTGTTTATGTTCAATTCCTAATAAAACACCTCCTTCGATCATGGTCTTATTGTATTTTTTTGATAAATCACCATATCCCAACATTATTCCATAAAAACGAATATTATCCGAATTATCATGATAATTTACAATTGTTTCAGGAATAGGATAACAGAGAAAATCATTTTCATCTAAACATTTTGCTGAAATAAATTCAGTTTTTAATGTTCCATTACTCATATTTTGTTGTATTTTATCAAACATCATTTTACAACCTCTTAAAACGCATATCTCATGTTCAGGTGTAACATCAACTTCTGAAAAAGAATATTTAGATCTTATTGATAAAATATCTTTATCAACTTCATTTTTTATAACATTCATTACTTTTTTATAAGTTCCATCTCTCGTAATAACATAATCTTTTGTTGTTATATGTTGAATTTCCTTTGGACCATCTAATGTAAATATCATAGTATTTGGTACAAAACACTGATTGAACTGTCTTGCTATACTATTAAAAGTTCGAAGCAGAGGCATTATTCCATCACTATTTCCACCAGTTTTTCTTATATAAGAACCTTTAGAACGAATATTTGATATATGAACTCCTATACCACCTGCCCATTTTGATATTAAACCACAATCTGTATATGTCTTAAATATACCCTCAATTGAATCTTCAATATCAATCAAAAAACAACTCGACAATTGCGGATGATTTGTTGATGCATTAAAAAGTGTTGGTGTTGCATGTGTATACATTTTAAGAGATATATTATCATATGTTTTTTTCACATTTTCAAAATCATAACCATGAATTCCTATCGCAACACGCATAAATAAATGTTGCGGTCTTTCTACTATTCTTTTAGTTTTCCCACCATCAACATTTACTTTCAACAAATATGAACGCTCTAGTGTTTTAAATCCGAAAAAATCTAATAAATAATCACGATTCATATCAATCATATCTTGTATTTCATCTCCATGTTTAGAAACAATTTCAAATATTTCATCGTTAATTAATGGAGCCAAATCACCATGTACATCTTTATTATTTTTTAATTCAAGAATAACAGAATAAAAACTTTCATCCGTATTCTTTTGATGATTACTAACTACAATACGACCTCCGAGTATACCAAAATCAGGATTATCGGTTATTAAACCCATACATATTTGACTCGCTAAATTATCTAATTCAGTGGTAGTAATACCTGAATAAATACGAGAACAAATTTTTTGAGTAATTAAAACAGGATCAACTGTTTTTTCTAAACCTCCATATAAAAGTTTTTCGAGACGATTTGTAATCTTATCAAATTGAACAGATTCCTTATTACCAGATCTTTTAACGACGTACATTTTTTAATAATATATTATTTTTTATAAATCTAATTTTTATAAATTCATTTTTTTCTTTTAAGAAAAAGATTTATTTTATATTTTAGAACAAATATAAAATAAATTTATAAGTAATATTTTTTTCTTTTAATAGTTTTTGAACTAAGTTTTTTTTTATTTTTATATGATTTTTTTCCATCTATCTTATTATCTAAATGTTTTAATATTTTTTTTAATGTTTCTTCTATACCTTTAACGTGAGAACTAAAAACATAATTAATATGTTGAACGTTAGTACCAATGAGTTTCAAATCATCTAGTTCATTTATATAATTATAAAAATCTTTCAAACTAGAAGTTAATGGGGGGGGGGAGTATAATTATCAATTTCTACAATTTCTTTACTCATTTTATTGTACACAAGAAAATAAATATTAAAAATTAAACTTCTTTTGATTTATCATTGCATCATGTATTTTTTGTTCAGACAAAATATTTCTATATTTATTACAATTAATAAATATATATGTGTATTTATCATCTTCTTTCGTATAATAATTATACGTGTGATTTTTATTTATCAAGCGAATGAACTTATGAAATATTTTTACTCTCTTACTCAACGTTATATTAACAAACACAACAGGTTTATTCTTGCTAATATTAAGAAAAAGATAAGTCATTGCATAAAGGTAAAATTTTTATATAATCTAAAATATAAAAATCAATTTTTTTCCGAATTTATAACGGTATATTATTTTTTTCATTATCGTAATTTACTAAATCACTATCTTCAATAAAAAACGCTTCTCCTGATTCAATTTCATCTTCTAATGTTTTTCTTCTATAACCCTTCCATTTCATACCAGGTAATGGTTCTCCCCATACTTTTCCAAAATATTCTTCTACATCAGATCTAGTAGGTACAATACTACCGGGATTAGCTTCTTTATACCATAATTTAAAATCATTATGTAATTCAACACTTGTAATATAGCATTTTGAATCTTCAATAATATTTTCATCAATGTATTTACGATAAGAATCATTTTGTTTTTGATATAATGCCGTTGCTTTTCTAACTTTTTCAGGATCAGGATGACGTTTTCTTTTACCTTGTAGAAGTTCTTTTCTATGATTTAATAAAAACCAAGCAAATGCCTTAATTAAATCCGGAATTTTATCTCCAAAATTTTCATCTCTAGGAAATCTTTTTTGTCTTATTTGTTCATCATAAGAAGAAGGTGCTGGATTTTCATCTGAATCTCTAACAAAAGTTGATTCAAATGGAATAACACGAACACGATTCCAAAATGCTTTATCAGAATGTTTTACATTTGGTAAACCATTACTAATGAAAACCAATTTGAACATTGGCTTGATTTCTTTTAAATCTTTACCTTTTTGAAACAAATCACGAGCATTATATGTATCATCTCCTGATAACATTTTTAACAAACCTATATTCAATTCTTCTGTTTTATCAGGTTCTTCAAGAATTGCCCATCTAACACCTCCACCTGCTCTTGATAAATTCGGATCTGCTGAACCGTTTGAAACTTTTTTACCAGTAACTAATGTGGTAGGAAATTTTATAGCATATACACCCAACATTTGTTCAAATATGTTTTGAGTAACTGATTTACCGTTATCTCCATCACCAGTCCAGAAAAATATAGTCTTCTTTTTATTACCTCCTTCAAAAATATCTGAAGATTGGTCAATAAAATAATTTCTTAATGATTTATCAGGAAATATTTTTTCTAAAAATATCTCAACTTCTTTTACTTTTTTATCAGTCGGGTCAAAATCAACATAATCAATAGGCATTGATTTACTTAAAAAATCTTCTGGTCTACCTGCTCTGAAAACATTTGATTTTAAATCATACACACCATTATTAAATGCAATTAGATATTTATTTTGGTCTAATTTTTCTTCAAATTTTTCGTCACGAAATGTCAGACCACATTGATTCATAACATTTGTACAAAAAGTATATGTTTTCAAATCTCTTATTAGTTTATTCATTTGTTTCATTTTATCCGCATATGTTTTTTGAGAAGATTTATCTAATGGATTTGCATTATTTTCTTGTGTTACTGATTTACCTCCTTCAATAACTACTTTTTCAACTATATCTTCTGATATACGATCTCTTAAATCTGCTCCCTTATGATTTACACACCATTTATGTTTCTTAAAAACATACCACTGTTCATTTTTTATATCATATCTAAATTCATTTCCGAACAATTCATATAATGTAATAGAAATATCGTATGTTGTTCCACTTTCTAGTATTGTTTTTACGTGTTTTATTGATTTTTCTTGTTTCCATTTATTATATTCTTCTGGATTATCACATGCAGCATAAAATTTTAAACTTCCAAGAGTTTTTTCTTTTTTTGTCATTTTATCCCATTCATTTTGACATATTCCTTCGTCAAACTTATCTGCATCTCTTTCAGAAAATTCCAACCACTGATTAAATGCTTCATCACTTCCATCACCAATGCTGAATAAAGTCCATCCGATATCCATCCAATCATTTCTATCACTTGCTCTTCTATCTGATAACATTGGTAATAATTCAGCTGATTGTTTTAAAGATTCGGATGCAGAAACTGACATATGTTTCTTTTTTTCTTGCCCCCCTCCATTAATTTGTTGTTTTAATGGTGAAATTACACCATATCTTATTTCACTTGTTTGTCTACAATGAGGAACAATACTTAATATTCTAGGTAAGTAGTATTTTATACCAAGAATATGCATATTTATTAATTCTTCTTTAGAATCAAAAATTTCATAATACTTAAATGCTTCATCCAATGATAATTCTTCTCCTTCTGCATTAAATATTTTTGTAACTAAATATGGAGATTTTTTTTCATCTTTTCTACTACCATAAAGTAGCCAAGGATTTCTTAAATGACAATCGTCGAATATTTTATCTGAACTTGTAAAACCAAGACTTTCAAAAACATTATATAATTTCAATTCATGTTTAATTCTTGGAACTAAATGATTAATTTGATCTTTCTTATGAAGAAAAACATACGGAAATGCTATGTGAAAACCATTAGACAAAGTTGTAATATCTCTGTTTTCGTCGTATGAAGAAGACATAGGTTTCTCCAATAAAACACATAACAGATGTCTGTCTGTGCAATCTTCAACAATATTTCTTAAAACATCCTGAAATATTTTTATGACATCTAATACCTGTTTTTCTGTATATAAATGTTCACCATATTCAATATCTAAATCATCTGTTATTTTTATATCAAAATCACCTAAAACAGGTAAATAATCATCTGACTTTTCGGTTATTGTTAAAATAGCATTTTCTTTGTTATACAAAGTATCTTGATACAATTTCCAAAATTCTTCCGTTGTCTCTCTACCAATCTGATATTTCCCTTTAGGTTGAAGACTTGTATGTGAATGATACATACTTATATCGTCAACTGCATGATTTCTTAAAAATTTTACTATTGTTGAATCCATTTATAATATTATTAATTATTATTTTTAAATTTTCATTTTTTTATTTTAAAATTTCTTTTAATAAATTTATTTAAAAATAAAAAAATATTTAATAAATGTTCAATATAATTTCAAAATTTCAAAATGATGATGATAAAGAAGTTGATATAAATTATCTTCAAGAAGATGAAATTAAAGATGAAATTAAAGAAGAAATTAAAGAAGATAATAAAGAAAATAAAGAACTTTTGAAAGAAAGTTTTGATAAATGGAAAAATACAAAGGTTAAAATAAACGAATCAGATTCCGATGAAGATAATGAAAATGTTATATATGTTGTAAGTATTGATAACACCCCTTATTATTACGATAAAGATTTAGTTTCAGCTAGAAAAAATATGTGGAAACTTGCTCATAAATATATTATTTCTGACGAAGATGATGAAATCGGTGTATCAAATGATAAATATATAATGACAAATAATCCAAATAATATACAAATTGTGTCTCCTTTGGATTTTTTATTTTTTAGATATTCTAATGTTCTTCACGTCTTAAATATTGATTATATTTTACCATTTTAGATATTTTCTAATTTTTTTTTATTTTTTATTATCTTTTAAATAATAAAAAAATGGATTTATATATGGAAACAAAATTAGATGGATTATATTATAGAACACCTGCTACACCTGGTATGTGTGGACCTTATAAAAATGCTACAACTTATAATGGTTGCTCTTTTTTACAAGGTCGTAATACTCAAGCACCATCAAGAACAGATTATACTTTAAAAAGACCTATTTCTGAAAATTTTGAAGTTGAAGATGCAAAAGTTAAAATGCTGATTAATAGTCCTCAATTATTTGACTATGTTGTAGGTAAAAATGATACTGAAAAAGTAAATTTTATTAAGAAAAATTTTAATAATAAGAAACTAATGGAAACTTTAGGTAAATACTATCCTAAACTAGTAAAAAAGGGTCTGTCTGAATCATTCGGTATATATTAATTTATTATAAAACATTATTTTTTGTTTTATAATCTTACTCTACACATTGGACATTTCTTATAACAACATATTATATCATCATGTAATACTTCCAATTTTGCATGACATACTCTGCATAAATTATGATTGCATTTTGTTAATATTGAATTGTATTCATAACATACACAACATTTATCAAATTGTTTATTTGTACATATTTGATGAAATGCTATTTCTTTATTCTCTTCTTTTTCTATCTTATCGTTTTTTGTTATAAAATCAGTTATTTTTGAATATTTATAATTTTCACGAATAGTTAATAAAAATTTAACTGCTTCTTTTATATTTTTTTTTAAACTCTCTTTTACAAAACGAACATTTAGTATTGATTTAAATACAAATTCATTTGATGCCGAATTGAAAGAATAATCATTTATAAAAAATGTTAAATCCAAATAGTTTTGAACTTTTGTTATTTTAACGTAAGATACAATTAAATCATGAAATTCAAAATTATCAAATTTAACATCATTTGGATCTTCTTTTATTTCTTTTAATAATATATTTGTTATTTCTTTATGTGATAACATTTATTTAATAAATTTTATTTTTTAAATTATAAAAATTATATTGTATTATAATAAAATGGTTAAGAAAGCAGTTTTAATTGGTATAAATTATAGAGGAACTGATAATGAACTAAATGGTTGTATTAATGATATTACAAATATTAATAATTTTTTAGTTAATAATTGTTTATATAGTTCTTCTAATATTAAAATTTTAACTGATGATAGTGATATTAAACCTACTTGTTCTAATATTAAAGAACAAATAAATTGGTTAGTTTCTAATAACGTTGCCGGTGATACATTGATTTTTTATTACAGTGGACATGGTTCATATATTAGAGATACAAATAGAGACGAAAGTGATGGAAGAGATGAAGTTATTGTTCCGATAGATTATGATGTAAATGATTTTATTAGTGATGATTGGTTATTTACAAATATGGTTTCAAAAGTTCCTGCAAAAGTTGTATTATGGTGTTTTACAGATTGTTGTCATTCTGGAACTATTATTGATTTGAAATATAATTATAAATCAAACTGTACTTTAAAAAGAGGTAAAAGAGTTTTAAATAATTTATTTGTATCTTCAGATTGGAGTGATACATTTTCTTTTTCTCTTGAAAGGTCAAAAGATGTTTTAGGTAAAGTATATATGTTTTCTGGATGCAGAGATAGTGAAACATCTGCTGATGCTTACATAAATCAAAAAAGTCAAGGTGCTTTTACATTTTGTTTTCTAGAATTTTTAAATAAAAATATTTCAAATAATAGATTTCTTAGTGGAACTGTTAAACTTAGAAACGTTTTAAAAGAAATAAATTGTAGATTGGATATAAATGGATTTACTGGTCAAAATAGTCAATTATCATTATGTAAACAAGAAGATTTTGAACGAACTTTGGATTTTTAAATATATTAAAAATTATATTTAAAAATTCTTTATAATTTATATAAGATGGAAGTAAAACTTATAGAGGATTTTTATGTATTTAATTGTCCGCAATGTAATGAAGAAATAATTGTTTTCAAAGATGAACTTAATTGTAAAATATTTAGACATGCTGTATATAAACACAATTATCAACAAGTTGATCCTCATTTACCTGAAAAAGAGTGTTATGAACTAATAAAAACAAATAGTGTTTATGGTTGTTGTAAACCTATTGAGATTATTTATAAAGATAATAAATTTTTAGCCGTTAAATGTGTTTATAAATAACATTTTTTAATAAATTATATTTTTTTATTCTTAATTTAAAAATAGACTACGTTTAAATTTCCTTTTTTATCGAATATCCATGTTTCAAACATATAGCCTTTATCTTTACATGCTTTAGCTTTCAAAATGTTTTTTAATATATTTTTATTATAAGTCCATATACTTTTTATTTCTATTATAAGATTTTCCTTCGGTATGTATATATCACAATAATATTTATGTAATATTTTTTTATTTATATACCATATTTCTGGAACATTTCTCTTATTTATTATTAAATCTGTATATGTAAAACCATTTTTTTCTAATACTTCAAGTGCAAATGGTTCATAACCTTGAACATTTACTATATTACCACATTTAAAAATATATAATTTTAAGTTATAAGCGTTTTTACTAATTTTTTCGGCACATAATTCATTTTGCATATAATATTCATAACCATATCTATCCATACAAGTGTTCTTTAATTTTGTTCTGCAATCTTCACTTTGTAAAGGATGTTCAACTCCATATTTTTCAATAAGAGTATTTTTTATTTTATCTTTTATTTCTTCATTTGAAAATGGATTTTCACATCCATATTTTTCAATATTAGTATTTTTTATTTTATCTCTTATTTCTTTATTTTTTAGAGGATTATCAACTCCATATCTTTCAATGTTGGTAGATTTTAACTTTTCAAGTATTTCTTTGTTTTTTAGAGGATTATCAACCCCGTATTTTTCAATATTAGTAGTTTTTAATTTTTCAAGTATTTTTTCATTTTGTAAAGGATATTCAAAATTATATCTTTCAATATTAGTGTTTTTTATTTTTTCTTTTATTTCAATATTTTGAATAGCATGACGAACGCCATATCTTTCAAAATTAGTATTCTCCATTTTTCCTCTAAATTCATTATGTTGTAAAGCATGTTCAACTCCATACCTTTCAAGATTAGTAATTTTCATTTTTTCGCGTTGATTTAATTTTGTGCAATTTTTACAAAATCCTCCACCTTCTTCGTATAAATATCTAAACATTTTTTGAAAAATATTACCGCAATTACAAATAAAAATTATATCACAATCTCTAGTTAAGTGATCGTAATCTTCTAAATTAATAATACAAGCATCTCTATCTATTATATTTTTAAGTAATTCAATATTATATTTAACCATAACTAATATTTATTAAATTTTTATTTAAAGAAAATCATTTTTTTATCTTAATTTAAAAAAAACTTATTATTATTCAAAATGTCAAATGAAAATGTTGAGACAATATATATAAAAGAATTGGATCCAGATATTATTGCCCCAAGCACAAAACAACTAAGTGAAACAGAGAGTTGGGGTGGGTCAAAACTCGTAGTTTTGGGAAAGCCAGGCTGTTTCACAGAAAAGACAAAAATTTTATGTTACGATGGAAGTATTAAAAATGTAGAAGATGTAAATATTGGTGATAAAATTATGGGAGATGATTCTACATGTAGAAATGTAATTGAATTGTGTCGTAATACTGATGAAATGTTTGAAATTAAACCAAATAAAGGTGAATCATATACTGTTAATAAACAACATAAATTAGTTTTGATATCTTCTGGAAATACTAAATATAAGAAAGGTGAAATTATTGAAATTACTGTTGAAAATTATTTGAAAGAAACGAAAGATTTTCAAAATCGTATGAAAATATTTAGAACGGGTGTTGAATTTCAAGAACAAAATATAAATTTTGACCCTTATAATATTGGATTATGGTTATGTAATTCATTTCAAGATGAAAATATAACAAAAGAATTTGGAAAAAATAATAATATACCACAATCTTATAAAATTAATTCACGTGAAAATCGTTTGAAACTGTTAGCAGGAATATTAGATATAGAAGGTTTTTATAATATAAATGGAAATGGTTTTGATTTTTTTCATAAAAATGAAGTATTATTCGACGATGTTTTATTTCTTGTTAGGTCTCTTGGTTTTTCTGCTTATAAAAACAAGGTTGAAAAATCATATGAAAAAGACGGTGAAAGAGTATCTGATATATATTATAGATGTTTTATATATGGAAATGTTGATGAAATACCTTGTAAATTATTAACAAAACCAGGTTTTAAAAGAAAAAATATAAAAAATAATTTAACGACTAATTTCAGGGTAATACCAAAAGGAGAAGGTAAATATTATGGTTTTACACTTGATGGAAATCATAGATTTTTGTTAGGGACTTTTGATGTTGTAAGAAATACTGGTAAATCAACTTTAATTGCAAGTTTATTATATGCAAAGAAACATATATTTCCTGTTGCGGTTGCATTTTCTGGTTCAGAAGACAGTAATGGGTTTTATAGAAAAATTTTACCAAGTACATTTGTGTTTAACGAGTATAGTGAAGACCAGATAAAGAGTTTTATAAGGCGACAAAAAATTGCAAAACAGCATTTACCAAATCCGTGGGCAGTCATTTTGCTAGATGACTGCACCGATGATGCGAGAGTTTTCAATACACCTCTTCAACAAGGGATGTACAAGCGTGGGCGACATTGGAGTATGTGGTATATAGTCTCATTACAGTATGCTATGGATGTTAAGCCAGTAATAAGAACAAATGTTGATGGTGTGTTCATACTTCGTGAGCCCATCCTAAAAAACAGACGTTCTTTATGGGAGAATTATGCAAGTGTTGTTCCGGACTTTAATTTATTTTGTCAATTATTAGACCAGTTGACAGATGATTACTGTTGTATATATATATCAAATCAAACAAGGTCAAATGATTGGAAAGATTGTGTTTTTTGGTATAAAGCACCAAAAATACCAGAAGATTGGAAGTTTGGTTGTCCAGAATATCGACAATTCCACGAAGATAGATTTAATCCAGACTATGTTGACCCTTATGATTAAGTTTTACCGAACCTTCGGTAAAACTAAAAATATTACGGGAAAAATGGTTTTCCACCAGTTGGCGGAAAACCTACAAGGAGGAAGACCAAGTGAAAAAATTATGTTAAATATCAGAACTTTTAAGAAAATATAAAGTTTTTTCTTTTTAAAGAAAAAAGGTTTTTACCCTCAGGGGTAAAAACTCAAAAGGATGTAGACCTTCTGATAAATTTATGTTAAATATTAGAACTTTTAAGAAAATAAACAGTTGAATGAAATTCAGATATCAGTTAAATTTATTTTAATACAATACTCATATTAAAATAATTATATTATTTCGTTGTATTTATTCAATTCTTCATCTGATAATATTGTTTTCTCAATATTTAAAAATGACATACATGTTTCAACATCATTTATTAATTGTTTCAAGTCTACATCGCAAATAACTTCATGACTTTTTTCCAATTTTTTATTATCAAATCTTGTTAACATAAACTCTTCCAATAGTTTAGCTTTACTTGTATAAACTACATAATATATTTTCATTTTCGGGTCTTTTGTTCTATATGAGGCGAATCTGTTATTTAAGTCTTCTCCATCAAAACCTATTTTGAAATCTTCTTTTTCACTAACTATATAAAACGCGGAACCTTTATGAAATTTATGATATTGACGTTTATATAATATTCTATTATGATTTTTTTCTAATTTTTTATATTTATTGTCTCTTTCATTTATAACATTTTTTAATTCTGATATTTGTTTATCATTCTCTATATGTACACTTCCTGTTACTGCTAATTCACGAATCCACCTTGATACTTGAAGTGCAAATGTAGGAGATATCCATTGAGCCAATTGTACGGCTAAATCAGGGTGAATCCATGAACCTTGACCTAACTTGTCGTTACCGCCTTTTTTGACATCAATTACCGAAACGGGATTTCCCGTTTCGGTAATTATAGACCTACGTTCAGCTTCGAGAGTTTCTTTCAATTCTATATTGTCTTTTAGGTCTACGGGAAATATATATTTAAGTTATAATATAGTTATCAATTTTTCGTATAATATATTTAGTATATATATATTTAAGTTATAAAATATATTAAAATGAAAAAACCCATCCAATTTTTTCAGTATATATAAGCGCATTCATCATATATATTGAGTTTTAATACTATATATACTATAGTGGCGTGGGTTATGAATTTTGAAATAGAATGAATCATCAGTTTTACCAAAATGGATGCACTAACTACCTTAAATGCATCTATTGTATGTGTGAGTGTGGATTTATATATGTTTATATGTGCAACGTACCTCCCTGCTATCCTCTACATCCCTCTAGGATATATCTTGTACCCCCCTGCTATTTCATCTGTAAAGGAATTTAACACAATATTAAAAAAATTGAAATTTTAAATTAACTTTATAACTAATTTTACAGGTTATAATAAATGGAAAAGACATTATGGTTTACTCTTTATTCAGACTATCGCGCAGGAATGAATGTTTATGTATATAATAGATCATCAGAAGACAGTGAAAATTCGGAAGAAGAAAATGCTCCGGAAGATGCATTAGATATTACTTTTAAACTTCCAAAAAAAAATTATAGAATATTTTTGATAAATGAATATCCATCTTATAATAATGAACCTATTTGGTACAAAGATTTGCCATCTAAAGATGAGTGTGAGAAAGTTTACAAAAAATTATTTTCTCAAATTCATGACTGTATGCCATTCAAAGTTACTGGATATAATTCATCTTATAAAGAAGAAGGTTTTTATCCTAAAATTTCAGAAGATATAAAATTAATGTCTGAAATAGATATAGGAACTGATATTTATGGAGATGGAATATATTTTTTGTGTGTATTAGATAATGAAGGAAATGAAATTTTTACAAAATTATTATCACCTTTATTTTAATTTATGATTAAATCAAAGTTTTTTTGAAAATACACTTAATAACTGGAATTTAAAAACCGGCGTTTTAAATCTTCAAGGGTGTAAACGAAATTTTTACAGAAATGTCTCTATAAATAAACTTATTTTATACTTAAATATAAGCATAAAATAATTAGATTTGTAAATTATTAGTATTTTCAAGAAAAGATATTGTTGAAAAAAATTTTACCCTATAAAAAACAGTTTCCCACCGCTCGGTGGATCAGTTTTCGAAGGTAATATACAGCTTAAAAATTTTGGAGATACCTCATTAAATTAAAAAATATTCTGTTTAATATCATAATATCTTTAAAAAAATCTGCTTAAAACCAGATATAGAACGATATGTAAACCATGCCCGCATCACTTTCTAAAGCCTTAATTAAATTTTTTGTAGAATCAAGTCTATACCAGTCATTAAATTTTTTATTTACAGCCTTACACACATTGCAGTCGCATTTATAAATCCATCTTCTTTTCTATATTGAATATCCATTCCATTGAAAGTAAGAGTATATTTTTTTTCTAAAATAGAATTATCAATAATTTCTTTTTCTTTTTTTTGTTTTCTCTTCTTTAAAACTTCATTAATCATATTAACAACAGCATCTTTTTTAGTTTTTTGTTTAACTTTTATTCCAAGTTTTTCTGCTATTTTATAATATTGTTCTCTATTATATTGATTGAATTTCTCTTGTGTAATTTCTGTTAAATTCGCAACAATGTCATCAATATTATCATCAAAATTAAACATAACTTCAACTGCTCTTGGTTTATTTTTCTTTTCCAAACATGATTTACAACTAGAAAATTCTTCTTGTAGTGTATAACCACATCCTCCAGAACATAATTTTGGACTAAATAATTTTTTAAAATATTGTATTACATTATATACCATATCATTTTTTGTATCAGTTGATTTTCTTCCAACTGAAAAATGAGAAATAATTTTAATTAGTTTGTCTTTTGGTATTTTTACAATAAATTTTTCCAAATCGATTAAATTTGTTTTAATTTTGTTAATATCAGAAATTAAAGTATCAATACCATCATTATTTCTTTCGATTGCTTTAATACTTCTACATGCTTTGCATTCATTTCTTTTATCATCAAATTGATTAATAGATTTATTTTGTTTACAAGTAATACATTCTTTTATTGTATCATAAACAATATCAATTCCGTAAACAATTTGAGGATTTTCAATAAATTGTTCTTTTGTAATTTTTTTTTCTAAAATTTGTTTATCGGCTAAATTAAAATAGTTTCTACATTTATTACAAAAAACACGTTTTCCGCTAAATTCATCAATATTTCTAATATCTTGACAGATCCCATTACAATATTTAGTGTTTTCAGGTGAATTTCTGTTAATTTCTTTTAATTTATTAGTAGTTAAAGATGTCTTTAAATAATCACGATACATTTTATTATTATTTTTTATTTTTTAAATACAAATTTAAAGAAATAATTTTTTTTAAATTAAAAAATGGCTTTTCGAATCGATCAAACATTAAAGAAATATGATAATATAATTAAAACAATTCTCGAAGAAATCGAAGAAATTAGAAACGAAAGAAGAGGTGGTTCAACTGGTCCGACTGGTGCAACTGGTCCGATAGGTGTAAGAGGATATACTGGATACACAGGTCCAATTGGTCCAGTAGGAACTTTTGGTGGAATAGTCGAAAGAAATATTATACCATTAGAAAACGGATTAATTAATGTGGGTGAAGTAAGCAATGGTTTTAACAGATTATACTTGTCTGATGGTATCGTACCAACAAGCACAGATGTTAAATTAGGAACAGAAGAAAATCCATTAAAGAATTTGTTTGTATCTGATTTAATTTCAATCGGAAATAAATCAATAACAGTTTCGGAAGAATCATTAATTTTACCAAATAATACAAAAGTAGGTGATGTTGATATAAATTCTAGACTAACAGAATTGCAAAATCAAGTATCTGCTTTGCAAACCAAATTAGACCAAATATGTCAATTATGGAATTCTGATTTGTTTGAAGCAAATATAGTAGATGATATGATAAGTTAATTTTAATTTTAATTTAATTTTAATATAAATATATATTAAAATTAAAAATCGTAAAAAAATAAAATAATTATTTATTCTTAAATAAAGGTATAAATGGTCAAAATTTTATTTATATTGAAGAAAAGAGAAGATACTGATGCGACAGGAAATAAAAAGTTGATACAAACAGGTTTGTATAATTCTTCAATGTATTTAAATGAAATTTTAAACAGTATGAATATAGAGTCTGTTGTAGATATAGCAATAGATAATAATTGTATAGATCGAATTGTAACAAAACATAAACCAACACATGTAATAATAGAAGCTTTATGGGTAGTACCAACAAAATTTGTAATCTTATGTCAATTGCATCCATCTGTAAAATGGATAATACGTTTTCATAGTGATATGCCGTTTATAGCATGCGAAGGAACAGCAATGTCATGGATATGTAAATATTCTTTATTTAGAAATATAATAATAGGAATAAATTCACCAAGATTTTTAAGAGAAGTAAGAGTAATTTTGAAAGTAAAAAATAATATGTCAGAAAAAGATGTTGAAGAAAAAGTGATATATCTACCAAATTATTATCCGGTAGAAGATTTTAAGAATAAAGTAATGGATAAAACAAAAGATACGATAGATATATGTTGTTTTGGAGCAATAAGACCATTAAAAAATCAATTAATCCAAGCATTTTCTTCAATTGAATTTGCAAAGGCAATTAATAAAAAATTAAGATATCATATAAATGCAACACGTATAGAAACGAATGGTTCACCCGTGTATCATAATATAAAAGGTTTATTTACAGAGTTGGATAATAATTATGAATTAGTAGAACATTCATGGTATGATAAAGAAGAATTTTTAAAAGTATGTAGTGAAATGGATATAGGATTGCAAGTGAGTTTTTCAGAAACATTTAATATAGTTGGTTGTGATATATTAAGTCAAGGAGTACCAATAATATGTAGTTATGACATACCTTGGTCCAGTAATAATTTATATAATGCGAATCCGACCGATAGTATAGATATAACCAATAAATTATTATCAACATATGAAAATTCGGAAGATAATGTGAGAATAAATAGAGAATCTTTATCTACTTATGTTGAAAATACAAAAAAAATATGGAATGAATATTTTTTAAAAATAAAATATTGTATTAAATAAAAATGCCAAGAAAAAAATCACGTAAATTAAGAAAAAAGAGAAGATCAATAAAACGTAGAGATGGTACAATGCATGCATCTCAATCAATACCTCCGCCGGGTCCATCAATCCACGCGGATCGATTAAGACCAGCAATTAAAAGTAGTTTAGCTTGGATTGGATTTCCATCAGAAGAAGTAAATCTTTCAAGTCATAGTCCTCGTAAATCTAGTCCTCGTAAATCTAGTCCTCGTAAATCTAGTAAATTTAAAATTAGTCCTAGTGAATATATTCCTTCACGAGGACTATTTTATCGTAGTCCTTCTCGTAGTCCTCCTCGTAGTCCTCCTCGTAGTCCTTTACATCATATGAAAATGATGCAAAGATTATCAGGTGGATATATAGATATGGATGATATTTTTTATAAAGATCCTTTTTTAGCAGCATATAGAAAAAATAACAAGAAATAATAGCATAATTTATATTATTTCTTGTTATTTAAAGAAAAAATTAAATTTTATAAAATGTCAAGAGTTTTATTTGTTTTAAAAAGAAGAGAAAATTACGACCCGATTAAACATATCGATATAAGTTTACAATGTGGATTATATAATTCAATTTATTATGTTCATAATATGCTATTATCACAAAATATAGAATCTCAAATATCAATTTGTATTGATAATAATTGTATTAATGGACTTATAGTTAAATTTAAACCAACTCATGTAATAGTTGAAGCATTATGGGTAGTGCCTGAAAAAATTAAATTATTGCAATCAATGTATCCAAATATAAAATGGATAATAAGATTACATAGCGCTATTCCATTTTTCTCAATAGAAAGTTCTCAAAGTATGAAATGGACAGCAGAATACGTCAAGATACCGAATGTTTTTATCGGAGTAAATGATATGCGTTTATTTCAAGAATTAGATATATATTTATCTACAATTGTAAAAGAATGTAAATTAATTTATTTACCGAATTATTATCCAACAGATAATTTTAAAAATTATAATAAAAACTTAATTGAAAAAGAGTGCATAGATATATCATGTTTTGGAGCAATAAGACCGTTTAAAAACATATTAACACAGGCATTAGCGTCAATAGAATTTTGTAAAAGAAATAATAAAAATTTAATATTTCATATAAATTCAGATAGAAATGAATTAAATGGTTCAACAGTATTTTTAAATTTAATAAATTTATTTTCAAATTTAGACGAAAATGAATATAAATTGGTTTGTCATCCTTGGTCCAAAAGAGAAGATTTTTTAGAAATATGTAAAACAATTGATATAGGAATGCAAGTAAGTTTTACAGAAACATTTAATATAGTAAGTGCAGATTTAGTGTCTAATGGAGTACCAGTTTTAGGGTCTTCAGAAATTCCTTGGTTAGATTTATCATATATAGCAAACCCAGTAGATGTAGAACACATAGTAAATCAAATATCATATGTATATAATAATTCTGAAAAAAATGTAAGAGATAATCAAGATTCATTATTAAAATATACAAATGAAACCATAAAAATATGGAACGAATATTTATGTTCCTAAATAAAAAAATGATATATTATTTATTAGTTTATACATAATAATAAATAATATAAATAATATAAATAACAAAACATTTTTGTTTTATGAAAAATTTTGCACCTTTCCAAATACAAATAATAAATTAGCATAAAACAAATATATAATGATAGTATAAAAATATTATTTCTACAATTTCAATAGATTCTAATGATATTTTATACGTTGCTGATACAGGAAATAATAGTATTCGAAAAATAATTTTATAATTTATTACTTATTATAAAATGTACTATCTCATATGTTTTATAATATTTTATTTATTATATTATTGGTATACATATTATAAAAATTGTAAAGAAGATTATAAAGAAGAAAGTAAACATATAAATTTTCTTTCTAAAGACGATTTATTAACAATTTTAATAAAAGATGAAGATAAATATTACGAAAAATTTTATAAAAAGGATTTAGATGTAAGGAATTCAAAAAATATAGAAGAATATAAAAAATTAATTAAAGAATCTGTAAGTGATATAACAGAAGAAGAAAAAAATAAATTGATTCAAATGATAAATGAAATTGAGAATAAAATATTAAATATTAAAATAAAATGGTTCGATCCGATAAAATTTAATAAAATAAAATGGAATATAGGTTTTGTTTATGGAAAAAAATATGAATATGGTTTGTCTCATACAAGAAATAATGTAATTATTCTATCTAAAGAAACTTTAATAGAAAAAGATAGACAAGATTTATTAAGAACATTAGTACATGAGAAAGTACATATATATCAAAAAATATATAAACAAGATGTTAATGATTACCTTCAAATAAATAATTTTAAGAAAATAAGAAAACGAGAAGAAAATGATATGATAAGAACGAATCCGGATACGGACGAATGGATATATTCAGATAAAAACAATAATGAATATAAAGCAACTTATGAAAAAAATTCGGAAAATTTAAGAGATGTAATTTATAGTCCATGCTATGAACAAACATGCGAGCATCCATTTGAAAAAATGGCAATAGAAATAAGCAATTTAATGATTTAAATATTTTAATTATATATTATAATTAAAATATGTCATGTTTATTCGATAGTATATCATATTTCTTACGAATAAATAGTTTTGAAACACGTCAAAAAATATGTGATTATCTTGAAGCAAATAATGAAATTATGAGTGGCTTAGATACTAAATTATTATTACAATTAGAAGATCCCAATTATATTTCAAAAATGAGAAGGACTACAACATGGGGAGGGGCAATAGAAATAAAAGCTGCATCTAACATATGGAATATAAAAATAATTGTGTATATAGACCGAATACATAATAAGAAAATCGAATTTATACCAATAAGTGGATATTATATAGGTTCAATAGGTATAGAATGGCAAGGAAATCATTATGTTCCGATTGTTAGAAATTAATTTTTTTTTTCTTTATTAAAATAAATGTCAAGAAAAAGAAATGATTTCGGAAGCAAAAGTGATGGAAGTGGTATTAAAAGCGACGATAGTTGGAGTTATCTATTAGATAGTCCAGAAACAATAGAAAAACAAAAAAAACAAAAAGAAAAAGACCTTTTTGATAATAATAAAAATTTATTAAATATAGAATTAGAAACTATGATCGGCGTTTTAAAAAAATCATAGTGCCCTAATTTTAAGGTGTTTTCATCTTAAAATTAAAAAGTTCTTTAAACCATTTAATTAAAATCTTAGTGCCCTATATTTTTATACTTGAATCAGTATAAAAACTCGAATTGTGCGCCGATCATAGATTAGAAATCAAAGATTTTTTATTGAATATAAATATGGAATATAAAATATATGGAGGAAAATCTATCAAAGCATGGTTAAATACAGACCACAGTAGGTTAACAGTAGACAATAAATCTGTATTGAATACAGATGATTATGATATAATTGTAAAAGGAACAAATGACGACGGGAAAAAATTTATTTCTTTGTTGTATATGAAATTAAATTCTAAATTTGGTGATTATTTTAGAAAACAGTTAGACGATATAATGATTACATCACATGAAGATGAATTTGTATATAGAATCGGTGTATATAATCATGGACAAACAGAATGGATAGTTGATGTACATGCTGAACCTGAAGAAAAATATAATAAAAAACCTTCGGTTAAAATAGATGGTTTATATTATATAAATTTAAAAACGATTATTGAAGATATAAATTATTTATTTGATAACAATCGTCTTACAAAAGCAGTTAAACGTGCTAAAAGAAAAATAATATTAGAATCTACTTTAGAGGATATTTCAATGTTCAATAGTGAACTTTATAAAAGAATATGTGATTTATGTATAGTTTCTGGAAAAGAAGATATAACAGGTTATAATTTGAATTGTGAAGACATTTTGAAGAGATGTGATGTAAAAAAAATAGGTTCGTCTAAAAGTTCAAGAAGTTCAAGAAGTTCAAGAAGTTCAAGAAGATCAAGAAGTTAAATCATAAAATAAAGAACTAAAAAATAAGCGGTAAATATTGATAAAAAATGACTAAATAAATTAGAAGAAAACATATTTTTTTATATTAAGAAAATAAATTATTTCTTTCATTTTCTGAAAGTTTATTATAATTATAATCAAAAATAAAACTAGTCATATTTAAATGTTGTTTAAGACGTTGTGGATCTTTATTTAGTATAATTTTAAAAGCAATCCAATCTTTATTGGAATCAGCACGTTCAAGTGCAATATGTAAAGAACATGAAGTATATTCGGAAGGTAAATCTTGAAACATTTTATTTTGAATTGAAAAATAATTCAAAATCAATTTTATTTTTACAAAATCATATTCTATGGTATTTAATTGATTTATATAAAGATCCTTATCATCTATCTATCAAAGTCTTTATTTTATTGATGTAAAATCTCTTGTTCATGTTGAGGAATTTTTATGTATCCATTCTTGAAATGTTAGTTTTATACCACTTCTTACATCTAACACTTGGTCAATACTTAAAAGTTCTCTCAAAATATCTGATAATTTTTTAGTATGAAAATCACCTAATATTCTAGAGAATCCCTGTTTGAAACAAAGAAGAAAGTCTTTCCATAATAATTTTTCATTAGTTTCTATTCTTTTCCGCTTTAATATTATATTCTGTTGTGAAAAATTATTTGGATAAGTTTCGATTAACATTTTGATAAGCACAGTATTTTCAGTCATAATACAAATGAATTAATAATAAAATCAAAAAAAATAAATTCAATTTTTTTATTGAAAATAAATTTTAAACTGAATAAAAGTTTAAAATTTAAATATTAAAATTATTCAAGTACTATATTAAGTTAAAAATTGAGTGTCCCATTTTAAAATAAACGGCTGTAAATAATAAAATTCATTTTTTATTGTAAACAAAATTATTTCTAATATTCTAAATTTTCATCAATTGTAAATAATTTAAATTTCTTTTTAACGATATCATTATTGTTATTATAAAAAATAATTTTAGGTCTTTTTAATACACTTTTCTTTTTAATTTCATTATGATGTTTATATTTAAAATTGTAAAATAACTTTAAACATAATCCATATGTTCCGAACATTTATTTATATAAAACAATATTTTATTTAAGTAATTTATTTTAAAATGGGACACTCAATTTTTAACTTAATAATAGCACTTGAATAAATTTTATATTTCTTTAAATTTTAAACTGAATAAAAGTTTAAAATTTGTTTTTAATTTCAAGTAAAAAAAAGTCCATAGGTACCCTATATATGGGTGTTTTTAATAAAGTATATTATAAATAAAAATTATTTAATATTTTATTTGTGGTTGAATTTATTGTTTTTATAATATGAATGTGATTAACATATGAAAATGATATGCTTATATTTTTATTCTTTCTATATTGATTTTTTATTATTCCAAATATATTTTCTATTGGATTAAACCAGGGTGAATAAGGTGGTGTATACAAAGAAATCCAACCTTTTTTCGTTATATATTCTTTTACTATCTTACTATGATGAAAACTGACATTATCAATTAATAAAATTGTTCCTTTCGGAAAATTTAAGTTTTGTAAAAAAGAAAGAAACGATTCTCTATTAAATGGTTTATTTGATATTTCATATTTTATATCACCATTTGATGTTATACAAGAACAAACAGATATGTTTCTATTTTTTACAGAGACAATTTTATTTTTAATATATTTAGTTTTACCTCTAACTGACCATGAATAAAGAGGATTTAATCTTTTAGAAAAACCAATTTCGTCTATTGAAACTAACAAACTATCAGTATTATATTGTTTTTTAAACAAATTGTGAAATTCAATTGTTTTTAATTTTAGTTTATTTTCATTTACATAGTTAGAATATTTACATTTTTTATAACTTAAATTCATATCTTTTATTAATAAACACCTTACAAGTTTATAGGATACATTTATATTCATTTTTTTCTTTACATAATCAATAACATCTTTAATTGTAAAATAAATATTCATTTTGTATACAATACGTATTGCATCAATTATTAAGGGTATTTTATTTTTATTATTTTTAATTACATTTTCTTTGCATGAATTCCATCTCGAAATTGTACTTTTGGATACGTTTGTTAAGCATTCAACTTTCCTTAAACTTTTAATTTTGTTGTATATTTTAATACAAAGTTTTTTTATTTCTTCAGTATACATATATTTTAATAAAAAAAAATTGAATTTATTTTTTTGATTTTTTATTATCAATTAGAAAAATGAAAAAACCACCAGATGATGAAATAAAAGATAGTTTTAAAGCAGTAAAAATGACTTTAAACACTATATGTTCAAACGATTTACTGAAAAAAAGAATAAACGAGTTTGTTTTGAAC